GCTCAGATGCGTTTCGAAAATGTTTCATAGGTTTTCCAGAGTTATGTATTCCTCTGGGTCCCTATTTGACGGAGAAACCATCAACATTAGACAGGATCAATTTCTTACCTCATGTGAGCACTATCAGAATACCCTTCCCTGCGAAGGAAAGGCAACCTTAGGTCTAAGCTTCTCAGCTGTCGACCCGCTCACAATCAGAGCGATCAAGAGGACACTCGCTATCCTGTTAGTTAGTATTAGGGTATGTCAAGTCGTATTACACGATTCGGCGTCTCTTCTGCTAATTACAGCAGCGATTTGGTTATCCTTCTTCACCGACTTTGGTAGGTGGCCTATTTCAGCTCCTGGTCCTAGGTCGGCTTCAGGGCCGATCTCAAGCTTAACTTACGGTATTCGCGGATCCCCGCAGTACTGTACAGGGAGGGTCCCATTCGGCGTCTCTTCCCTGAGTTAATTCTTGCTTAAGGAACCAACCCAGAGCGATTTGGTTATTCTACATCGGTCGAGCGACAGCTTGTCACTCGCCTTCAGAGCCGATCTCAGGTACAGTACGTTGGATCACCTCGATTCGGCGTCTCTTCCTGAAGTTACTCAGGCGATTTGGGTATTCTACTTCACTGATTATCAGTAGGTGGTCTATTTCAACTCCTGTTCTAACAGTCAGCTTCAGAGCCGAGCTCAAGATACCGCAGAAGAAGAGCCCCCTCTTCTCCCCCCATAGACACTAACTAATTGTTGACCGGGTCAACAGTCGCCCTAAACGTACTAGAGTAACGATACCACCTCTTCAACATCTTAGACTCAGACGTCGGAGGTTTACCCTCAGACACCCGAGTTTGGATGTTACGTGGAAATGGTAACGCCGCGAACTCAGTTTCGATCTCTCGGAACTGAGCCCACAGGTTCTCAAGGCTCTCCCAGTCAAGGGAGCAGCCAGGAATTGAAGGGTCTAGCGGTTTCGCAATCTGTACAGTCCGAGTTCGATATTCGATTGGCGGGGCCACTCGAACTCCGGGCGCGTCTGTTGGTACAGACGTGGCCAGGACGAACGGGACACGGGGCTGTACACTTGGTGTGGAGAGACGGCCTTTACGAACCGAAGCGGAGACCCACTCCTGGAACTCTTTCTCAGTATCGTACTCATGAATCCATTCAGGCAACACTGTTGCCTTAAGGTGTTCACGATACAATGCTCTAAGATCGAGATCAGGATGTGGAACCACTCCTGCATCCGTAATGACCGTGCCTTTAGGGTCTGACTCGTACACAGCCTCCAGACGAGCATTATACTCTTCTAGAGTCTGCGGACGATACCACTCCCCATCCAACATGTACCACCCCTCGGGTGGACAGAAGACCTCCTCTACTATCTCCTTCGTTTCCGGAGCTGCCTGAGGCAATAAGATTTCCTCTAGCTTGGTACGAAGGTCCCGAGCGGTTATGACCACATCCATGAAGGCCTCACGGTATACCGTCTCATTCAGAGAATCCACCACCTCACTAGGTGTTGTGGCTTCAATCCCTGGATGTTTCGATTGCCGATCTGGCCCTCTAGGTGTCGTGCCATAATGTTCACGATCCCTGTAGACCGTCCCTAACCGCCTAGCAACCTCGATTAAAGGTTGGTAGGTGTCTAGGTATTCAAGAATGAGTTTTACCTCTTTCTCGAAGAATAATCTACAAAGACCTTGAACCCTGGTCATAGAGGTCTTATATAGGCTAGTTACCGACTTTAGTGGTAACCAACCTTTTAAACCAACATAACCAGGCCCCCCAGGACCGTAGAACGTGATAATGTAGTTACGGAGTCGTTTTGGAAGAGCAAAGAGGCGCTTCGATGCTGAAGCTTTTGCACGATACCCGTAACCCAGGACAGATAGCATCTGTCCGAAGGTCAACGAGTATTTGCGCACTAGCTCCAGAAGGCCAGCAAGAGATTGCCGGCCAACAACGAACTCGGCGAATGGAACCATTGAGACGTTCACTCCGTTAAGGAATGTTCGCTTCGCAAATTCCATTGCTTTGCCCGACTGTGAAATCAAGGATTTGTGATCCCCGATCCCAACATCTAACGCTTTCATTATTCCAGCGTACTCTTTCGCGACACAATCACGGGCTATGACTACGTCGTCTCCCAAGACGGCGTAGCCCTCGTACCATGGTTTATCAGGAGTAAGCACACCCGCCTTAAAGGCGGACCACTGAACGATCGCATGGTGTAGAAAAGCCAGCATCGCCCAAGAACTGAGTGCACCCATAGGTTGACCGGTAGCATACTGGACAAATCCCAGCTCAGAAACAGTCTGTTTAGGACCATTTCCAAACTTGATTGTCTTGGGACAGTGATACTTACGACCAACCATTAGGCAACCCCACAGCTCTGCCCCCCAACTTGTTAAGAAGGGAGACAGTAGTACTTTTTGAAGTACGATAGGCAAACGATCGGTGGCAGCCGACAGGTCAAATGAATACAAGGAAATTGGTTTTGAAAATTTCTTTTCATTAGCATCCTTCCAAGTAAACAGATTCCTTATCGGCCGCTCCTGATCGAATGTTCCATCCTGTGGTATTCGCTCCAGTAGCCCGAAGATCGCTTTATGAAGGCGATCAAAGAGCCACTGTGTCCAAGGGTCGACCATGGCGAACACCCGGACTTTACCGGCTGGTTCCGGTTTGAACCCCAGTTTCCCAAGCCAATTAGTTGCTTCAAACGGGCACGAAGGCCCGCCTGAGGATAAGGGAAGAGAATCCTCCCAAACCCACAACTCTTTGGCCCAAGATTCTATCCGGTTCAGCACCCACTGATTAGACGTCATTTTACACCAATTTTGCAAAATTGGGTAGAGAGGACTGTTTAACCATGTGAATGCTGAAGCCAGAATAGATGCAGGAGAAGTACTCTGAGCCCCGCTCGGAATACTACCTCCACGCACCGCGGGTCCAGACTTAGAAATCAGGAACGGTTTGGCCCGGAGTCCCTTCAAGAACTCCAATGGACCCTCGCCCTCCTCACTCCACAGTGCATCGGTTATCGTTCCATCTTTATGGAACAATTTCTTCAACACAGGGGTAAAGTGGTTGAATACGAATTGACTAAATTCATATGTCATAAGAGGGTCTCCACCGTATTCTTTCGTGATGGTACTTATCTTCACCTTTCCTGGGAAATCTAATACTCGGTATAACCCGAATAAGGTTGCCCAGAATCGGATAGTCCAAGTATCACCCGTCCGAATACGTGCCCGGTGAAGGGCTGGAATGATTGAAGGGATCCCACCATGAGATCGACCGACCCGAGCCCCGAAAGGTGTCAGATCGTGTAGTCGCTGCCCGCCTACCACTTGTTGGAGCATAGAGGAACAAGCCTTGAGATAAATCACAAGGTACTTAATTCCACCATGTTTATACAACCGGTGATAGGTGGCTAGCGTAGTGATTACCACTTTGACGACTGAAAGGTTTACTCTCCGTCCCAGAAGTGATATACATCCTAAGATGTGTACCACAGCTGGACGCCCAAGTTTTACCTTGAGCATGGCATTAAGAGACGAATAAGAGCTTAGCAGTCGAGAATACGCACGACCAAGCGTTCGCTTGATGTTTGTGTTTATTGTCACTGTTAAGTTTATATTATTCACTCTTAAACTTCGGTTTCCTCTTTCGAGGGCCGCAGCCAGCCTTGGAAGGCTTTGGTGAGTGAAACCAATCAGGCTTCACCTGGCTAATCAGCACCACCGAGTTTGACCCCGGGACCTGATCACGCACAATACTTGTGCACTATAACCATAATCCCCGCAACCGGCCGGACTAATCAGTCTTCCCTTTCGGGTAACCGCCTCCGGATCACCTACGGCGCTAGTGTTACCTCCGTATTGGAGACTAATATAATTAAATATTAGCCACTAGTTGGACTATTCACCCAGACCTGGGTCTATAGATTCCAAGCATCGCTTCAGTCGGGGTTCACCCTAAACTGTTGGAGCATACCTCACCCATGACACAGGGTTCTAAACCTGTGCTGTAGGGTTTTGGGATTACTGCTCTCAGCACTCTGATGTGACTGCTTCCCATTTCAGTAGGAAGGGAGGATAGGAACCGTAAGTCTTGCAAGACCTACCGGCCCCCACCCAGCTCTCACTACCTATCTCCCTCAGTGGATCGACCTCCAGGCGACCTGCCGTTACGCAAGGTCGTTGGTATCGTCTCCCTAGGGCGTGAGGTGTGAGCACACGCTTGCTAGTCCCCCAAGCGAATGGGGTGGATCATTGTTCCAACTCAGTCTACGCAACGTCCAAATGGGCGCAAAAGGAACTTTACTCAGATGCTAGGGATTTGACCCACGCATGCAAAGCAGAGTCGCCAACGCGGCTTTGTCAGCATGGTCCGATTTGCATCGG